TTGTTGAGGGCTTCCTCGTAGCCAAGCGGGTCGGTGCTTGCCATGCGGTCGAGCACAGCAAAGCGGCCACCGTTGGTGTCCTCTACATCGGCTGCGGGCACCTTGGCCAAGTTAGGCGGCAGGTCGAGGTTGGGCGCAACGCGGCGCTGGTCTGGCTTGCCATCCTGGAAGCCAAAGGCCTGCTTGAGGTTCTTGTGGGCTTCTTCAAGGAACTTTTGGCCGGACCAGTTGACCGTCTCGGGCTTGGCGGCAAGCTCGCGCACCTCGGCGTCCAGCGCGCGGTACAGCCGGGGGTTGTCACGGTAGGCGCTGTTGTTGTTCAGGAACGCGGTGTAGGTAGCCTTCCACTCGTTTTCCAGGCGCTGCTGCTCCATCTGCGCGGCCAGCTCTGCGCGCTCCTGCTGGAGCTCAATCTGGCGCTCCTGCTTGCCCAGCGCGTCAAGCTGGATCTGGTACTCCTTGGCCGTGAGGTCGCCATCGTCAAACTGCTGGAACAGTTCGGTCTTCTTGGTGGCGATCTCTGCAAGCTGCGCTTCTACGTTCTCTGGTACCGGCGCAACAAGAATGGGTGCCGATTCCTGCTTGGCTTCGGCGGCGGGTTCTGCTGCTGCTGCTGCTGCTGCGTCGGCGGTGGCTGGCTCGGCATTGGCTGCGGGCTCTGCCGCTGCATCGCCAGTTTTTCCCGGATCTTCTGCGCTTTGGCTGCTTTGCCCATCATCGCCTCCTGCGCCTTCGTCGGCGTCTTGTGTGCTCTGCGCCTCCGATCCGCCGTCGTCCTCCAAGAGGGCGGCGCGCTCTTCAGCGGTAAGTCCGTCGTTGTGCTCTATTGTCATTTTTCAAAGCTCCTGCGTGGTTGATGAAAACTTTTCTCTGCTGAATTTGGTGGGCTGCCACCAAAAGCAACTCTGGGGTGACGCGCACGTCTTCTTCGGGCTGCGTCATTGCGATCCAGCACCACTCAAAGCAGTACAGCCGGTCGCGTGTGTAGATGTCGGCTCCGATGAATGCCAGCAAGCCCAGCCAGTCGTACTTTGCGCCCTGCCGGTCTTCAAACAACGCCTTGGCAAAGTCATCGTTGCGCGTATCAAGATCGAAGATGTCCCACTTGGAGGGCTCCCACCACCCAGCCGGCACTTTGTGAAGGCCGTGCTGGGCGTTAGTGTGGTACAGGTCGCCGTCGATCACAATCCCGCCGTGGCTGTACTGGCTTACCAGGCGGGTTTTGATAACCCAAGACGCCATGCGGTGCCACCACTTGGCATCGCTGGCGTTGCTTGACTTGAGGGCGAGCTGCATAGGCTTTAGGCCTGGTCGCGGCGCAGTTGGTCGGCTCGCAAGAAGGCAAGCAGGGACAGCATGACCTGCTGCTTGGTCACGAACTGGCCCGGGATCGGCTCGCCGGTAGCTGGGTTGACCAGTTGCACCGGTTCTGAAATCGAACCAAAGTCGAGAACGTGACGCGAGGCGCTGGCGTCAATGTGCTGGACGTTGTTGTCACCATCGACCACGGCCATCTGCTCCGTGTATTCGGTGTGCGACTCGCCAGTGGTTGAGTATTTGATATTGACCTCGGTGACGCGCGGATACAGCTTGTGGCCTGTGGTGTCGTAGTTGCGTGGCATGGTTCAGTCTCCTTTAAGGTGCTGTGTATCCGAGCAAGTTGACGCGAACAGTCCCCGCCGCGCTCAAAGCTATGTTCAATGCTGTGTTGGCAGTTACAGGGATGCCGGTGGGCAACGGAATAACAACTGACTCATGTCCAAACGCTGCAACTTGCATACGCACAGTCGCGCCATCTTTGAGAATCACATCAACAGAAGATCCTGCGGACGACCCCGTGTTTGTAATTTGCATGAGTGTCACATGGCGTTTCAATCCGGCACCCGCAGCAGCTTGCACAACCACGTCAGACGTGGTTGTCAGTGCGCCGGTGAACGACCATTCGGCTTCAGGGATAGCGTAGGGCTTTTGCACAACCGCGCCGATCATGGTGTGCATGGTGTGCACCAAGTCGCCTGCCGCGCTCATGGCGCTTTGGTTGGCGTTGGCGGCGCGTCCGCCAATCGCGATGGGGTTGGGTGATGATGAGTCTTGCGCCGTTGTTCCAGCAGCGCCTACGGTCCATGTGCCAGATTGCGAAGCCGCAGCAGTGCCGCCTTGAACTACGACTGGCATGGCCGCAGCAGAATCACCAGCAGGGCGGGCCAGAGCCTCAACCCGCAAACGTTCGTAGTCAAATACTCGAATGAAGCTCATCCGCAAGCAAGTGCGTCGGATCACTCCGCCACCGCAGTCCGTCACGGTAAAGTCAGCAGGAATTACGCGCTGGTCGGCGTAGGGCAGGACAAGGACCAAGGTGGTCGTAGAAAAGTTAGCGACCTTCCACGGGCCATCAATGCCAAGGCTAATTCCGGTCAAGTTTGCGCGGACGCCTACAAGCTCCACCAAGTCGCCAATGAGAACGCCTGCCCAAGTCGTATTTCCAGTCAAGACTAGCTGACGTGTGCCATCGGACAGCGTGGAAAGCGTAGCGTTTTGCGCCACCACCGCGTTGGCACCCAGCGCCGACATCAAGTTGCCGCCCTGCACCTTGGCAACATAACCGCCGTAGCTCAGGCTTGTTCCGGTTGAACCTTGAACGATGGTGTATTCGGTAGGACTGACAATCGAAGCGACAGACGTTGCCACCAGCAGGTTAGGGAACTCGGTCGCGCCTTGTGCTCGCGTGCCGTACTGCACCACTGGGTCGCCAACTGCCAGGCCGTGGGGCCGGTCTGTGACGATGTTCGCCGTGGTCGTTCCGGCTTTTGTCGCAGTGACAATCTGCGCCGTGGGGACGGTCAAACCCTTGTTATTCGTCGCCCGAAAGCGCAGCTTATAAATGTCGTCAGGGTCTGGGCACACTTGCGTGCGTACTAGCCTGCTCGTCATTTGTGTGGCGTGATCAACGGGACTGTCAGCCCATTGCATGCGGTCTGATTGCAAAAGAAGTCTGAATTCCGAAGTCGGTGCAAATGCGTACATGTACGCTGAGTTGACAAGCTGCGTCGAGGTCGTAGTCGCGATAGTCGTGCTGTGGTTTCCAGCAACAGTACCGCTGGGCAGCACATCCCCGGATTCGGAGCGCACGTACAGCGAAGCGTTTGTGACCGTGGAATTTTCGAAAATCTGCGCCATGCCGTTGTTTGCGCGGCCCAAACGTTCGCGGAAATGCACGAAGCCTTTGGCCCCAGCAGGATTGGCAATGGTCAGCGATGGGATTGTTCCGCCAGGCCCAGCGGTGCAAGTAATCTGCGTCGGAGTTGGGGCCGAAGCGACCACCAATGCCGGGTAATTTGCGCGGGGGTCAGAGCAACCATAGACGCCAATCGACTTGCCAACCACCAAGCCGTGCGGCGCTGCAAAGTCAATCGTCAGCACCGAAGCAGCCTGCGAAATAGCAGATATGGCAAGATCTGGCACATCAGCCAACGGGGTGCCAGTGTCCACCGCCTCAACAGAGAATTCCTGTCCCAGTGTGCGTTGCGACATATGCGCGCCGAATGCAATCTCCGTGGGCATACGGAAATACTGCTCAGGCCGAAGCTCCACGATTGTCTCGGTGCCAGCGGTCAGCGGGTCTTTGCTGATTACCAGATACGACGCAGCAGCCGCGTTGCCGTCTACAAACACCAAATCGCCCGCAGCTTTGGACTCCATCCAGCGGTCGCCGTTCACCGGGTCGTAAGACTCGAACGCCTCACGGAATTTGCCGGTGATGTTGCCTCCGTCAGCAACGATCATGGCGTGAACGTTGTCGCCATAGTCTGCCAGCGGCTGGTAATACTCCGAGCCGTCCGAGGCCAAGAGTTTGACGAATTTTTGAGCCATGGTAGTTTTCCTTTACTGAGGTGGCATAGCCGCCGGTTGCATCTGTTCTTCTGGTTGTTGCGGCGCTTGCTGGATAAGGGGTGGCAGTCCAGCGGCTGCGGGGGTCGTGAAGTCTTTCCAGCCAGCCTCTTGCAGCACGCCATCGGCCACGCGGGCAATGGTCGGCATGGTGATGACGGCTGTTGCTGCGGTCATGGCTGTGTTGGCGGCGTTGACGCGCTCGGTCATGGTCTTGGCCTCGTCGAGGCGGCCCAAAATGCCCAGCTTGGCGGCGTTGGCCGTCTTGAGCGCGGTGTCGGCGTTCTTGTTGTCCAGCTCGGCAACCGCCATGGCCTTTTGGAACTCTGCGGCCTCTTGCGCAGCCTGCGCTTGGGCCAAGTCCTCGGGCGTCGGCTCGGTCTGGTCCGGGTCTTTCATGCCGGTTGCGCCACGGATGCGCTTGGCAACCTCTTCCCGGTTGGGGATGTCCATGAATTCCACGGCCAAGTCCAGCACCAGCAGGCCGATCTGCGGCGGCATCTTGGAAATGACTTCCAGAAGCTCAGAGGCGGCGGCCTGGCGCATGGTGTTGCGCCACTCGGCTTCTCCGATGACAAAATCCGCCTTGGTGCGGGTGATGTCGTTCTCTGGCAGGCCGTCGTTGAGGTCGTAGAAGTCGGCGGTGCCGCGCTCGTTGGTGATGCGAAAGCTCTTCTGCTCGGTGTAGAACTGCTCTATCAGGCTCAATTGAACCTCGCCCTGCATCTGAGCGGCCAGTCGGAGGTTGTCGAAGGGCTTGTTGGTGGCCAGCGTGCCCTGGTCTTGCCTGCGCTCGATGGCAATGCCGGACGATGCGTTGGTCTGGCGGCCAAGGTTCTCGTCAGTCACGCCACCAACCTGCTGGATCATCTGGATGCCGCGGCTCATGAGTTCCAAGTGCGGGGCTGCAAGGTCGCGCTCCGCGTTGAGCACCATCTCGTAGCCCTTGCGCTTGGTGATGATCGCGTCGGGCTTGGCCACCTCTTCGGCAAAGTCGTCGATGCTCATGCCAGCGGGCAGCGCGCCCTCGTCCATGATCACCTTGTTGCTGCTCAGAATGTGCAGGGCCTTGCTGGCCCGCTTGTTCACGTCGTCCTGGATGTCGCGCACGCCACGGATGACGCCATAGGGCAGGTTGTCCCGGCCTCGGCGGTAGCACCAGATCGGCGTGAAGCGGAATCGGTTGTGCTTGTAGGGGCTCGGTCCTTCCCAAAGCATGTCCTTGACCGTCATGTGGGCTACTCGCACGCGCATCATCATCTTGCTTACCAGCCGGGATGCGTTGCTTGCCAATGCCTCTACGTGGTTCGGGTCTTGCGGGTCGTACACCTCGCCTTTGCGCGGCCCGCCCTTGAGCTTCTGCACGCGCTCGGGCACGCGGTACTCGCATTCGATCAGGCGAACGCGCTGGCGCTTGTGGGTCACTACGGTGCGAGAGACGCCAAAGTTGGAGCGGTCAAACTCGGCGTAGTCCATGGGGATGTCGCCGTCCGTTTCCTCCAGGCCTGTCATCATCGTGGCGTCCACGGCCGCCGAATCAATCTGGGCATGGCGGCCCGGGAACAGAGCCTTGGCCACGTCCACGTCCGTCCACTTGGTGCGGAAGATGTACCGCCCGTCGCTGTTGTCGAG